TTAGGCGGTCAGCCATAATTGAGCCAGCCTCATCATTATCTGCAATAAGTACAACATTATTGAAGTACTTTTCTAATAGTTTCATCTGGCTTGATGAAACATTAGCACCCAACGTAGCTACTGCTGGGAATCCTACTTGATCTAATCTAATAGCATCAAAAGATGATTCTACAACATATACAACTTTTGATGATTTTACCCTGTGTAAATTAAATAATATTTTACTCTTAGGTAGTCCTGGAGTATTTTTAAATTCTTTTCCCTCTACTGTTCTAGCAACAAAGCCTATTGTCATACCCTCTGGAGACTGCATGGGGATAACTACAGAATCCTGTTTATCTGAATATCCTAAATCAAACTTAGCAACAGATTCTTTTGTAATTCTTCTTCCTTCAAAATATAACATAGCTCTAGGAGAATCTATAGCTTGTTTATTTAATCTTCTAATTAATAATTCATCATATTGAACAAAATCAGGAGCAGCGTATAAAGCTTTATTAACTACAGTTGAAAGATCAGTTTCTACTTCTTTGCTTTTGATATATCTAACAGCCTCAAAATATGTTCTACCAGTCATATGCATAATTAATTCTGTTAAATTTTTTGTAGTTTGACAACCAAAACAAAAGAATAATCCAGATTCTTTGGATACTTCTCCAGCAGGTGTTCGATTATTATTATGATATGGACAAAAGATTATATAGTCAGTTCCGTACTCAGCCTCTATGTCTATTCCTGCGCCTATTAGCACCCTGTGTATTTGCTGCGTTGTGTATATATCTTTAGTTTTTGTCTTCATAATCTTTATATCTGTAATATCCTTTATCAAAATCTACTTGTATTAAAAAGTCTCCCATAAATCCATTACGATTTTTTCTAAATGCACATTCAATTATATCACTATTAGCCCCACGACCTAATGCCAATACCCAGTCAGCATCATAAGCAATTTGTCTTGACCAAGATGTTTGACCCAAAGTAGGAACAGTAGACATATCTTTAACATCATCTGGAGTAGCAGATGAAATTGCAATAATGGGAACCTCTTCGCCAATAGACATAAGTTTTAGTTCACGAGAAAGGTTTTTCATTCTAACAGTTTCATTATCTGATTTTTGATTTGGTGCCATTAATTGAAGATAATCTACAATTACAAAATCTGGACGGTATTGATCAATTTTTCCACGAATAACTGATGGAGTAATTTCTCCTCCACTATCATTAGATATAATATGAAATGGTGGCTTACCTTCAAGTTTATTTTGATGCCACTTTTTCATCATATCTAATTCAATATCACCATTTGATATCTTTCTATGTGACCAAAGACCTTCACCCATAATTGCAAATACACGATTACGGACTTCTGTCTCAGACATTTCTAATGAAATAATCATTGGTGTTTTGCCCTGTTTCCATGCTTGTACAGCAAAGTAAAGAGCTAACCAGGATTTGCCAATACCTGGATATGCAAGGAAGATCCCTAATTGACCTGGCATAATTCCTGAAGGTAGGTAATTGTCAAACCCTGGTAGTCCTGTACGAATACCAATTTTTCCAAGTTCTTGTTGCTTCTTTACATTTTCAAAATATGCAATAGCAGAATCAAGATCAGTCACATCAACATCTCTAATAGCAGATGTATTTTTCTTTAACTCAGAGGTTTTGGTAATCAATTCTTCTAATGCTTTTACGCCCTGCCCACCCTGAACTTCTGATGCTGCATTACGGATAATATCTTTTAGACTATCATTAAGATATTCTGCCTGTAACTCTTCAAGGTGATGCTTAGTAGCACCTACTCCAGATACTGGAGCAAAATCTCTAAATTTTTCTATAACCAATGATGTTGGAGGAACGGTTCCATTTGTCTCAGCATATCTTTTAATAAAGTTCCAAACATCATTATGTGTTTTTAAAAGACCATCTATGTTAGCCTGAAGCAATACATGTACTTGCTTATCCTCTAATACCGCACTTATTACCTTTGCTTCTGAATTATTCACTTAACCACTTCCTAGCTAATCTTCTACGTTCTTCTCTTTCTTTTTTATCATGCTCTATTTCATCTTTACTATCCAGTAGTTCTTGTGCTTTATAGGCAAAAGTATTCCAGGAGGGATTAGTAGACACATCAAAATAAAAATCTAATAATTCATAACATTTTGGTAAACCATATGACTCTACGAGTGCATCTGCAGCCCACTGCTCAACATTTAAATTAAGGTTAGACCTTTGCTCATATCTTTGTAAATGAAGCTTATTATAGCGACTGAGCAAAGCCATTCGGTCTTTGCGATCAGGCATGCTTATTCTTCAGTTAATTCAGATTTTGCTTCTTGAACCTTTTCTACAACTTTAGCTTCAACAAAGTCATATACACGGTCCATTGCTTCATTAGTATTTTCACCTTCACGAACACTATCAACAACTCCAAGATCAACTCTTAAAGATTGAAAGTTTCCAAGGTTAAGTGTGTATCCAAGTGTTACAGATACCTTTGTTTCATTTCGTTCTTCCACTGCTGCCTCCTTCATAGGCTAATTAATGCTCTCTCCCCAAATAGGTATAAACCTACCGTCTTTTGTTTTCGTATAAACCAGTATACCATCACCCATTTTTTGTGTCAACTCTTGTGGGTTTGGAACAGAATTATTTGTTATTAAATTATCTTTCCGTGGTCTTCCACGATGTATAGTAGAAAGTATATCACGTATCTCTTTTACTTGCAATTCAGAATAATAAGATCTTACTTGCCATGCTCTAGTACCATTTTCTTGAGCTCCAATTGGTGGAGGTATTATTCCACGTTTAATTAAAGATGGAAAATATTTTCTATGCTTATTGACAAGTCTTGCAGTTTCTGCTACAGTATATGCTCTTTTTCTATTTTTAACAAAATCATTTCTTAGACAAGATTCAAATTGATTTTTTGTTATATTATATAAAGATACAATATTTGATGATCTTGTCATATGATGAAGTCTAACAAGATCGTTATTTAAAAACCAAATTTTTTTATTGCCTGAAATTATATCGTTGCTATTGTATTCTTTGCTCGAGCTACTTCTTGGCTTATTAACCATTTGCCCCGCCTACTTTCAGAAGGTGGATGAAAAAATTGTCTAAATCCACAGGTAATACAGTATATCTCAATATGTTGCACACTAGTATACTGTCTATCAATAAATATGCGCCCACTGCATCTTTTACAAAATAACATAGTTAGTTTGGAATACCTATAATAATTAAATTAACATTTAATGATAGATCTCCAGATGCTCCGAATCTAACAACACCCTCTACTCTTGATGTAGTTACAGATTTTAAAATTACTGTTACATTTTGTCCCGCTGGCGTATTTCCAATATTTACAGCTGTTGCAGTAGCTATTGGTGCATATTTAAAGTCTGAAGGAAAGTCATATGTGAATGTTTTTTCATTTCCAGCGCTTACAGTAGAATTATTTGCTACCTGAATAAAGCCACCAATCATTCTTGTATCTGATGTTTTAACACTTTGTTTGCCAGCACTTACAGTGTCTATAGTTGTATAATTATATGTTGCAGATGATACCTGTGTTGATAAATCATTTATTGTATCTGCAAGTTGATAGATATATGTAACATCTAGAGGCTGACCTCGTTCTGGTAGTGGTATTTTTGCCATAGTTTCTCCTATTTAAATTATATCACTAAACTGTCCAAGGTCCACCTTCATAGACCCTTAATGTTGTTATTGATCTACTTATAGGTGAACCAGGGAGAAAAACTTCTACGCTTAGTTTGTCTGGAATATCCCCTTGAGAAACTCCTGCAATAAAATAATCATTTGGTGTTATTAAAGATATATTTGTAGAATTTAATCTTCCACTATATAACCAATCTCCATTATCACTTTTATCCCATTTTACCCAAACATCATAGGTAGAAGCATTTTCTATTAAACTTGAATCTTTTGTTATAGATACAGAATCCCAAACTACTGTATTAATACTTCCACTTTTATTATGATTAATATTTCCAGATGCATAAGTATACTCGGGATCTATACCTATGATTGGAGACCAGTGAGATACTCTGTTTTTATCTTCAGATATTACCCTATATCTAAAAATATAACCATTTTGATTTATATCAAATGCTGGTAAATTTTCTTTTTTAATTATAGTTTTTTTAATTCCAGCATCAGCCATTATGTTACCCCGATAGAAAATCTAAACTCTATATAGTTACTGGTATTAGGAGACTTTACTACTGTTTCTCCGTTAATATTTTTTATAACAGTATATCCAGAAAGACCATATAGTGGATTAATAGATGTTACATTTTCTAATCTAATTGCGTCTAAAGAAATATAATAGTCATCTGATGGTGTATCTGATATAAGTGAAGATGCATATATTTTAACAACAGTAACTGCATCCCATGTAAAATTTGATGTTATATATAAATCTTGTAATTGTTTAGCAATTACATAATATCTATTAGTTGTAAAATCATACTGACCCTCTCCAGTACCATTTTCCATGTTTACTTCAAATCTTGCAAATTCTCCAGAAACTTCATCTGTTGATGCAAACTCAATCAATATCCTAACATTATCTGGAACAACCACTGTATTTCCACTTTTATTTATTAAAGAAAATGCTAATCTTAATTCATCTGTTGGAGCATTTCTTGTAAAGTCAAGATCTGTACCAGTTAAATGAATATGATTTCCAGAATTAATAACAATATGTCCTGCGCTGTATCCTAAGTCTGAATCATCGCCACGAATAAGAATCATATTATTTAAAAATCTACCACGCTCATAAGTTTCTGCTCTTGGGCTTTTAGAAAAAATTGTATTATTAGAATTAGTTTGAAATGCTGTTTCAGTTTTTTCAATAACATTATCGGCAAGAGTTTGATCTAATGGATCATAATATGATGGTATTGATGTAGCTGCTTCTTCTGTATGGTGTTGCCAATTTTCATTTTCTGAAAAAGAAAATACCAACCTACTATCATAGGCTCCAGCCGATGGGTTGCTTCCTGCGGAAAATATTCCAATCTCAGATATTTCATATCTTTCTTCTGTTGGTAATTCTGCAGTTAAAACTATTTTTGACAAACCATCTTCATCTATAAAACCTCTTGATGATATTGGAACACGAAACATTTCAAAATCTAAAGCTGTTTTATCAGAATACGTTGAATATTCTTCAGAAGAATTAAGTGGCTTTGGTCCACAACCTATAGCAATATAGGATGCATAGGAGCTTGTCTGACCAAGCAAATACTTGCCAATAATTGATTTACCTTTATTTGTTATCATAGTTCTACCTCATATATTGTACCACTTGATGTAACTTGAACCTCTACCTGTTCATCTGGAAGCATATTAATAGTTTCAATCACTAAATCTCCAGTATTTGGATCTATGTAATAATTTGCCCCATTAGTACCATTTCCAATTTCTGGTATTTTAGTTTCTAGTTTTATAGGATAGTTAGCAAAATATTTATCTGAAGTATATTGAAGTGCAACAATATTATTTGGATTATATTCTTGATATA